ACTGCTTTTGTTTCATAGACCATCAACTCCCTTTCTTCATTGATTTTAATCGCATACATGCCTAGATCCCACCTTTCTAACTCGCTGTATTCGTCAATGTGCTTTTTTGTTATCTTAAATAAAATCATTATTCCCACTCCCTGACTGGTACTTCCAGTACGTTTTTAACGTACCCAATCGGTACGAATATTATAATTATTCTCCACCCCATAAACTTAGGTGGTAAGTGTTTTTTCCACATAAAGTCCATGTTTTCACTTGGATCTTCTTTCTCAACATACACACTCATGTGTGTGCTTGTATCATCACTCTGTTTACGGACAGTGAAGGCACTATCGGTGCAGTCAACCATCTCCGCCATAAGAGCTTTTTTAACTTCTTCCTCTGGGGCTTTATCCCCAGTCCAATAAATGTTTGCCATCTTTTCCTCCGTTAAATAAGTATAGCATATCTTTTGATTCGAGGCATTTTTTATCACGAAGCCCCCCAGTAGTCCAGTATACCCAAACATAGCCCTCCTTTAGAGCAGGCATGATTATAATACCTAAGCATGCCCTAAGCCTACCAACAACTAGATCCCCAATCTCCATTATCTATTGCTCAAAACAATATAGTTTCTCATACACAATGCAGCAAATGCGGTGCATAATACGCACATGAACCAACTGCCCAATGCGTAGGCGTTCAACGCAAACCAGACATTTAGTAAAAAACAAAACAAACTAAAGTATCGGTGATTTAAAAAATTCATAATTATCTCCTTTGTTGTATAATAATAGTATCACGTTTTGTTTATCTTGTCAAGAAAATCTATATCAATCAGGTGGCTATATTCATTAAAACACCATTGAACCTTGCATACCAAGCAATCACCCCACCTATATGGTCTAACCACAACAATTCCATAATTACCGTTTGAGTTATGCCTGACTAGATCCCCGACTTTTAGTCCCACGTAGCACCTCTACTCTCTATTAAATCTGATAGCTGCCTCAGAGTAGAAGCACAAACCTTATCAATGTCTTCTTTCTCATCCTCATCAAGCTCTTCCATAGTCTCAACTGCTTTCATTAACATAATTGCAGATTCACAAACAACGAAGTTTGCGCAAAACTTTTTGATATTGTACTTAGCTTGTTCAAAAGGTGGTAACTTGTTATCTTTTTTCATCATAACTCCATTTGTATAATATAACCTATTAGTAAATAGAAGTCAAGAAGTTTTAGAAATTATTTTAATGGTTCCATTATCAACCAATCTTATAAATGTTCTCTCTGCTATTATTTGAACATCGCCATCGTTATAAGACAGTTCATAATTATTTCTCCACTTGATCGCACTGACGTTTGTTTTAAGTGCTCCTGAGGCCAGTACTCTAGTTATAATTGCAATTTTACCCATATCCTCAACTAGAGTACCAACCGAATACTTAAATACATGGTCATCACTCTCCACCAGATGATTCCTCAATCTTTATTATTGTTTTGTGCGGCTTCGCATCCAGTATCTCTTTCAGTAGTTTTCTATCTAGGAAGTCTAGCCTACCAGCATTTACAATATTTTCAGCTAACTCAGGTATACCCACCCAAGGATTTATCTGAATACTAACTGATGATAAAACGCCCATAGCTCTCCCTTTTTCATCGAATATAACTGAACCCGATGATCCGGGTAGTGCAAAGGATTGCAACACCAAATAGGCACTTTTCTGCTTAGCTACCATTCCTTGCAATACCATCTTTCCTAATTCAGATGGATACCCAGCGTATCTAACTATGGTGCCAACCTTATAATCATCATAGTTAACTTTAAATTTTACTGATTTTGTGTGAACCAAATTACCCATTGGCCTTATAAATGCAATATCTCTAGCTTTATCTACCCACAGAACTTCTGCTTTTACAATATCTATTCCATCCTCGATCCACAACTCTCCACTATCTACTACGTGTGCAGCAGTTATAATAAATTTGCGCTTACCATGATGAAAATAATTACCAGAAGCATGTCCACTACCCTCCTTACCCTTAATCACCAATTTTACTGATGAAGTTATAGCACGATCAACTTTCTTAACTTCTAAAACTGACTCGGTGCTATCGTTTAATACCGTGCTATCCGAAGTGTCCAGCATCGGCATTACACATGAAAATAAAAATAATAACATATTATGTCCCCCTTTAGTAACTATGGGGGGATAAAAAAAACGGCCACAAGTATAACTTGCAGCCGGTGGGAATAGAATCCAAACATTACTGAATTGCGATTGTTGTGCATTTAGCACCAAGTTTAGGCGCGATCACAATTTTAAGAATACCATCAATAAAACTAGCAGTTGCATTAGCTAAGTCCATCTCATTGTTATAATCAATAAAGGTCTTTAAAAAGCCTCTTTTTGCAATGTTGCTTTCCCTTTTAGATTCAACACCAACAGCACTAATGCTAATCTGGTTTGACCTAACATCAATCTTAATTAGGTCTTTGTTGTATCCGGCCAAAGCCATTTCAATAATTTGATTATCTTTTTCATCACGGTATACATCGGTGATGGGGAAGGACTTCCTTTTTGGTATCTTGTGAAAGTCATGTAGTAGATTTCCAAACATGGTCTTGTGCATGATGGATGGTATTTGTAGTGAATAAGTCATAATTAATCTCCTTTTATAGCAAGTTGACTTGGTTAATGTGTCCCATTATGGCGACACATATATATTATAATCACTAATTTAAAAGGGTCAAGTTTTTTATGCTTGTAGGTCTACAAAAAACCTTCATACCATTGCTATCAAAAAATATAAGGAAGCCGCGATGTTCTCTGACATAAGTACACTTAGTTTCACACTCACCATCAGTCCATTCAATTGAATACGTGCGGCCTTCCTCAAGAGTCTCCTTCACTATTGTCTCCCAGATACTTTTGCAAATCTGTAAATCCCCCGATGAACACCTCTTTATTTGAGTCTGTCCACTTTTCAATCACCATCGGAACAGTGTTCCAGTCGTACTTGGACTTCAGGAAAGTCAATAAAGCATCAGACTGATCTAGACAGCAGAACATAAACTGCTCGTTTTTCTCAATCAAAAGTTCTTTAGCGTGAGAACAAAAAGGACACTCTGTCCACGCATATATCTCAAAGTAACGCATTTTATCCCCTCAATATTGTTTTAGTTGATCTAGATATTTTTGACTCAACTACAGATGTATCTCCGACTACTGTTATACTCTTCCCATTTGAAAGTTTTATATCAGTAAAGCCAGTAGCACTATGAAGATCAAGATTAATCTTTCCCTCGTTCAGTTTATTTTTCATCTCATGGTTTTCAGATAAAAATGTTATGTGATTGGTGTTTAATGTTATCTCAATCAAATAATGATATTTTTCATCTCCCAACCACCTCTCTTGTATTTTAACGACTTTAATAAACATTAGTTACCCACCAAACGAACCATTCGCTTATCTACTAAAACTACCTCATCACCCATTAAAATTTTAACAAGGTCTTCCCACGTTGTTTTGTTTTCAATTACAATACCCATTACTTGGTCTGAGGACACTCTTAAAGGCATCGTTGTACCAGCATTAAGTCCAAGTAATACCGTCCCTTGTGGAACCCTTACCAAATCACCGTTAATCAACATCAGGTGTCTCCGGAGGGGGTACAGTAGTAGGCGTAACAACACTAGGCTCTTCTGGCTGGTTCTTTGCCCTCGTGTATCCTTCAAAAATATTTTGGGAATCAGATAGCTTACCATCAATAGATGATAAATTAATTCTAATGTTCTCTAGAAGACTAGCAATCGTCTCAGATTTATCTGGTGCTATTAAAAGCATTTTTGAAACTAAGTTGCAAAGCTCTAGTGATTCATTAAGGATTGGTATGGCTGAATCGACAAACTCTGCTACAGTTGACGGTACGTCATCGAGTTTTACTCCATGAGATATTCTAACATTCATTTTCTACTCCGTTATTAACTAATAATTAATTTATATATTGTTGTTACTGTTAGTCCAGTAACGGCTGTGGCGATTGTCCAAAGCACTCTTGTAACATTAGTCTGCCACGATTCAAGATCTTTTATTCTTTCATCACAATCCCTAATTCTCGTATAAAGGCCAGAGTCAGGATTGTAAATTGCAGACTTAACATCCTTAATATCATTATGTAAGTCCTCCTGTTTCTGTACCATGCTTTTAAGATCGTTGTTTATCTCTACTAACGTGATCTTTAACGATTGTAATTCTTGCTCATTCATAGGTGATCTCCACCACTAAATAGTTTGTTAAGACACAATCGCATGACTAGTTGTAATCAAGGTAGAGGCAACAGAAACTGCGTTTTGTAATGCGCATCGAGTTACTTTAGCCGGATCAACAATACCCTCATCAAGCATGTTTACTTCGCCGTCAGTCATGAAATTATAGCCCCAATTGATTTTAAGGTGCCTTACCCTATTAACAATTAAATCAGGGGATTTTCCAGCGTTTATGGCCATTTGTCGCAAGGGCTCTTCAACTGCGTCAAGAATGATCTTGGCTCCGATAGACTGCTCTTCATTATCAGTTTCAACGTGAAGATTAGCTGAGGAGCGAAGTAAAGCTACACCGCCACCAGCAACAATACCTTCTTCCTGTGCAGATCGAACTGCTTCAAGCGCGTCATCAATGCGGTGCTTCTTCTCAATCATCTCGACCTCAGTAGCAGCACCAACCCTAATAACAGCAACACCAGAAGCTAAACGTGTAATTCGTTCTTGGATTCTCTCACAATCTTGTAATGACTCTGTATTTTTTATTTCAACTTTTAGTGATTCAATTTTCCTATCAATCTCGTCATAGTCACCGGTGCCGCCAACAATCGTTGTCCACTCTTTTGAGCACGTAACAGACTTGGCTTGTCCAAAGTGAACTAACTGTATCTGGCTCAGTCCTATACCACTCTCACGCGATATAAACGTGGCACCAGTGGAGGAGCAGATGTCTTTCAATATATTTCTCCTCTCTTCACCGTATCTAGGTGGCTTAACCACCGCCACTTTCATAGTACCACGAACTGCATTTGCAATTACGGCTGCAAGAGCTTGGCCTTCCATATCTGATACTATTAGCAAAGGACGATTATCACGCGCTGCTAACTCTAAAGTGGGCAGAATTTGATCAACTGTCTCAATCTTTTCATCTGTGATCATGATGATCGGAGACTCATAGTGGACAGTGCCGTTCCTTTCATTATTAATAAAAGTGGAGGAAAGAAAACCAGAATCAAACCTAAAACCCTCAATAAGATCTAGAGATGTTTTAAGGGAGCGAGCTTCCTCAACGAGAACAGAGCCATCTTTACCAGCAGAATCGACTGCTGTTGAGATTAGCTTGCCGATTGCATGATCGTTATTAGCTGAGATCGTGGCGATATGTCTAATATCCTCTTCGGATCTGACAGGGATGGCCATTTCATTCAACCTTTCAACGATGGCTTCAGACGCCTTATCCATGCCTCGCTTGATTTCAATGGGGGATACACCAGCGGACAGATATTTCTGTGCCCGTTGAAGAATTGCCCTCGTAAGCACGGTGGCAGTTGTTGTACCATCACCAGCTTTCGACGCAGATTGTTCGGCGGCTTGCTTCACAATCTGTGCTCCTACATTCTCAAAAGGATCTTCAAGTTCCACAAACTTAGCAACCGTTACACCATCTTTGGTAATAACGGGGACACCTTGCTCTTTGTGAAACAGAATCACGTTGCGGCCTTTAGGGCCGAGGGTAGTTGCAACATTATCTGCTAACTTGTTTATTCCCTCAAGAATTTTTGAATTCAGTTCGTAACCGTTACTGAACTGTCTAGTCATCTTTCCTCCAAAATTGTTTACTTAGTTAATATAACCTCTTGAATCATTTTGTCAAGTAAATTATCTAAATTATTTTCATTTTCTTGTAAGCCGGATCGGGTCTTGAATTGTTCTCTCTCAGGATCATCACCAATCTTGCCAATACCGCCTGTTATTGCTGCTTTTAAATCACCATAATCCTTACCGATACTTTGGGCTGCATCCGGTGACTTGTCTGCTATATAGATTTTTGTTTGATCATTTAGTCTTGCTAACATAACATTCATATTTTTTATTGCTTTCTTGACCTCGTCGCCCACTTGCTCAACTGCATCGACAAACAGTTTATCAAAACTAGCAATTGAATCGGTATCTCCCCATGAAGGCGATATCGGTATCATAAAGTCCGGATTTTGCGGCCACCTAATCTTCCATTTCACACCTTGTCTGGCTTCAAAGCCGTCTAAAAATGTAAATCCTTTTCCGGCGGAGTTCACCACTTGGTATTTTTCAGCATTTTTTAGTTCTTCTTGTTTATCTGAATCGCCTTTGTATTTTATACCGCAAATATAAATGTCTAAACGATTAAAATTCTTTTCAACTTTACCCACTTTGGCCATTCCAATATACCAAACTGTTTTCTTATCCACACCTACTTCTTTTGCGATACTTAAGGAAGATTGCTCTCCTCCGGGCTTACCGGCATATTGTTTAGCACTAAACTTTCTTTCGCCCTTCTCTCCAGCTATAATATCGGCAGCACCACCTTTGCCTCCAAAAATACCAGCGCCCATACCTAGAGCTAAAAAGGTTTCAAAAATAGTTCCAGAAGAGGCTCCCTGCACTTCTTTGGCTAAAGTTCCTAATGTTTTTAAAAGAGTGGCTGTGTTAAATAGCGTCTCGGGTTTCAGGCCCTTTAAATATGTTTCGGCGGCCTCTTTATCTTTAAAGTTTCCGGCTTGCAACTCTTTGTCTCCCTTACCAGAGACGAAAGCTAGTGCATCTCCAAGTTTTTCTAATTGCTCAAAATATTGCTTTACGTCACCACCAGCATCGAGCATGCCCTTTCTAAATACTGAAATTGTTGATTGTGGAAGCGCCTTTGAAATTTTTAAATCATCACCACTTTTCCAATCCTTATCAACTGTTGCTGCTCTATAAGGTAAGTCAACAGTTCCGACGCCTTGTTTCCTATCTGTCTGTGCTAGATACTTATCAAAGACTTTCTTGATCTCATCATCTGAGGCGTTTCCGAAATTAAAATCACCAATATCGGCGGGATCTAAATCAACTATAGCTTTGATATTCTTAACATCTTTTTTATCGCGGTCTTTTAAGGCTCCACCGGTTCGCAAATAGTCAACCAGTTTGGTGAAGTCGCCTCCTTGCTTATATGCCTGATTAACGTCCTCAAGTGTAAAGTTACCTTGTTCACCATCTAGTCCAGCTAATTTTAGCCAATTCTCTGGTGTTCCTAAACCATCTGGTACATTATCATCAGTTTCTGTGCTGCCGGGGCCGCCTCGGGTGTATCGCGCAACCTTGAGTTTTTGTTTAATATTATCTTTGTCCAAATTTTGTCTTGGAAAGTAACCAGTTTTTTCATTCAGTCGTTCTTCTATCAACAGGTCTAATAATTTATCAAGTCTCATTCTTGATGTCCTCCAAAAGTACCTTCAGGTCGAGGTTGGCGCAGTCCATCTTGCCCTTGCTGACATGGTAGTGCGATATAAAACCACGAAATCGGTTCTTTATTGCTTTATCGTCTACAGTATAACTCGTTTCACCGTTATCGTCAAGTGGACACTCCAAAGGAATACCCAATGCACCATTAACCGCCTTCATAAGCGCCTTGAGGGCACCCACCTGTGCAGGGTAGAAGTCTGTGAAGGGCTTGATAGACCTTCCATGAACATGTGCATTTTTGATTATCTCACGCTTGCCGAATCCGTGTCGTTGATACCAGCTCTGATACTTCGGATAGAAGGCGTTGCTTATCTCAACTCCCACTGTGGTGGAGTTATGCTTACCACAATGATATGCTATATGATTCATGTCCAAATACTGAAATATGGTTCCGTCATTGTCGATGGTGAAGTGAATACTAAGCCCACGTTTCCGTAATATCCGATAACATGAGTCTGCGGACAGGGCTGCGTCCCAATGGCAAACAAACATCTTGGGCTTACGAAGTTTAGTCATCTTCTTGAACCCGGATCCCATCTTCTTGCCGTCTTTGTTAAATGGAAGAACAACCTTATCCCACTCGATAGGGTAAAAATCATTGTTATATATAATATGATTAACACTCTGGCCGCCGCTGCGGTCAACTGGTTCATAGTGTTCAAGCTTTGCTTCGCGGTCAGTCCAAATTCTTCTGTAGGTGGTTGGTCCACACATACCATCAGCAGTCAGTCTGTGCATGCGTTGGAAATTTCTAATCTTTTTAAGAAGATCCTCATCAAAGTCATATGCTCCAAACCACTCAGGAGTCCAGCCAAGTTTAGCTGCGGACGCCTCATTATAAAATATTTTATCCATTTAATATCCTCAGTTAATAATCTCGTCTGCGATACCATATTCAACAGCTTCTTGTGCTGTTAAATATACATTGACTCTACGGTCTATTAACTTTTCAATCATAGCCTTGGTCATGTTGGTCTCTCTTGCAAGCGCATTAATATATAGTTCTTGGATGTGTTTAATGGACTTAATTTCGTTCTCCATTGCGTGTAATTCTCCTGAAGAACCAGCAGCAACTGCGTGTATCATAACTCGACAATGACGGCCTATCTTTCTTTTCCCCTTCGTACCGCTTGCCAGCAGGAGTGTACCAGCAGACATAACTTTTCCTAAACCAATTGTATGTATTTCACATTTTGATTTAAGAATAGTCATCATGTCGTAGAGAGCAAACATCTCATCAGCGGAGCCACCATAAGTTGATATATAAAACTTAATTGGCTTGTATGGTGGTTCCTCTTCCTTAAATTCGGTCAAGGCCAACATTCCTATTATCAAATCTAACGACTTTTCTTCATCAACATCTCCGAAAAGAGCCATGGTTCTGATTTCTGGTGGGGGAGGAGGAAGCAAACCTTCAAGTGGGCTTGGCGATTCTTCTTGCTTTTTTGCATCCTTTTCCTTTTCTTTTTCAACCTTATCGGTAATTCTAATCATTACTTCTCCCTTTGTAATTCTTTGTTTAAATATTCCATGGCCGATTCCCAGTCATAAAATTTTACTATGTCATTATACTTAGGCGGAATTGTATTAATATAGTTTCTAATCAAGGTATTTTTTAATGATTTCATCTCATTTGCATCAACTTGTCTCTGAAAGTCGATGTATTTTTGATCTCTGTTTAACATTTCGTAAGATAAGTACTTCAAGTGATGAATCTCATTTGCTGATTGTACGTTCTTAGCCAAAAGTATTAAACTATCCCTAACTGATTGTTTAAAAGCCATTGAGCCATATCCTAATCCAAGTAAGTAGCCCCAAAAGACATTAAAAAGAATACCACAAATAAATGTGATCAATAGAAGAAAAGCGTTTTCCATCATACCTCCAAATAAAAAAGGACGGCTTAGTCCCGTCCTCTTAGTATAACATATTATGTAGCGTTTGTCAATTTATTTTTTTTGACGAGCAAGTCGAGAACCAGTGTTGCCAAGTGCTTCGTCGAGTTGTTGCTTTGCCTTTTTGGCTTTGAGAATTCTTTTTGCAACTCGTCGTGCGACTTCATTTACAATCTCGTCTTTTGTAGGTTCTAAATTAACACCACTGAGCGCTTCTAAAAGATCTTCTTCCTTTTCACCCTCAGCGTCAGCTTTAGGTTCATCAGCCATTGGCTCATCAGCCATTGGTTCTTCTTCAGGCATACCACCGCCGCCACCAAGAGCGTCGACTAGTTGTTGTAATGATGCGACAGCTTCGTTAGCCTTATCAACCATGTCTTGATCAATTTCAACTTCATCTCCATCGTCTTCCATGCCCATTGCTTCATCGCCTTCTTCTTCATCCATCATGGCTTCTTTAGGATCTTCTTCTTCCTCGCTATACATAGCTTCTTCCATCTTGTCTTCATCGTCCTTTTCTTCGTAGACACCTTCTTCCATCTTATCCTTATCTTCTTCTTCGTAGACACCTTCTTCCATTTTGTCTTTATCGTGCTTTTCTTCTTCTTTCTTTCCATACATCTCGGAAAGAGGTTGAATACCCGACAAGCTCATGAACCGACGGACTTGTGCCTCATTTAAAAGTTTCTTTTTGGCCATTTGAAATTCTCCTTAAAACGTTTTCATAATAAATAGAACGTTCAACGAGAAAAAACCAAAAATTACAAATCTGGGTTAGATTTTGCAATTACATCAAAAATACTCTCTAATTCATCGTCTTTAATACCAAACTTTCCAAGAAGGTCATCAGCCATTTTTGAATCTCTATTTTGGTATTTCATGTTTCTTTTGCTCATCTTTTCGTTTGTCTCTTTGTAGCTCTTGATATATTCCATTATATGTTTATCTTTCTCTAAATATCCTGTTATAAAAGAACGAAAAAATTCGGCTTGTGACAATCCATCATACTCAAGCCGAATCTTTAATTTTGCATGTCTTACATCTGTGTCGTCGAAAACTACTTTTTTAGTCTTGTCTTTCATTCTTCAATGGTACTCCAAATTCTTCTAGAAGTTTTATTGCACCGTTCCAACACTCAGGACAATAAACTTTAACAGTATTTTCTTTTTCACGGACAACGACATTCCAAGTTTTTACCATCTGTTTATCCTTCTTATTGAACTCTTTATGACATATAAAGCAATCAGAAGGCATTAGGTCAAATAAACCTAATTTTTTCTCTAGATCAGTTTTTTTCTTTTTGGATTTTTTAATAGCCCTATCTCTGGCTCTCTTTTGAGATCTATTCATTAACCAGTGCTCCCAAAGCCGCCGTCACCACGATCTGTAGTAGATAGTTCCTCAACCTCAATAAGTTCTATTTTTGGGTGAGGTATTATCATTAATTGGCCAACTCTCTCTCCGCTGCTGTACAAGCCGTTGCGTCCTCCATTCCATCTGTATTTGAGCATGATTTCTCCCCTGTATCCACTATCCACCACACCAACAGAATTAGCGAGAGAAAGAGAAGTTTTAGAAACAGAACTTCGAGGAAACAATAAACCAACATACCCCGGAGGGATTTCAAGAGCGACACCGGTGAGATAGACATAGTTTCCGTATTTATCCTTCATAGCTTCGGCAGCATACAAATCCATTGCAGCATCGCCATCTTTAGCGTAAGTAGGTATGATTGCATCTGGATGCATTTTTTTAAATTTTATTTTCATTTTTTTCTCCATTAAAGTTTTCTTTTTTTATTGCCTAAGGATTCTATCAACTCGCCAACGTTCTCTTGTTGGATTTTAATACAAGCAATTGAACTTTTGTTTGACTTGCTTAGGCCAAGTAAAGCAGATATTCCATTATTATCAACAATTCTGATTCGTAGATTATGATCAACGATAGTTCCGTTTTTTCTTCGGAACATAATCTTTGAAGACTCAGTCCCTCTACCAATATCCAAATAGGGTGTATCATATTTTATCGAACGATATAGCGGAAGATCATTAAAACCAAATTCCCACACAGTGTTTGTAAATAAGTCTCTAATCATTATGCGCATATTAGTGTTCTTGTCCAAAACTTCACGTTTTAATATGGTCTTAATATCTTTGCTAGTTAAGCAACTTAAACAATCAAGGGATGCTTGTTTTCTATCAATGTATGCCTGACCGTATGATACACCAGACTCTCCAATCTCTTTTACTCTTTTAGAAAATTTATTTAATGCTGGGATTTTTGATATTAAATTTGTTGTATTAACCCAATCAAAAGATCCAGTCTCTTTATTTTCCTTTTTCTTAACTGATATCAAAATAGGATCTTGGTCTTTGCGCACAATTTCAATATCTTGCTTATAAAGAGTGCCGCCCCTTTTAATAACACTGTAGTCGCCAGTTAAACCATAAAGTTTTTCAGCGACGCCGGATGCAAGATATTCTCTCAAGTGCTTCTCGCTTTGAATACCTGTGTAGTGCGAGGATCCATCTGTTTTATAACTCATTTTAATCTCCTTAAATTGTTTCTTTTATTAACTTAACAGCATCTGGGTTTATGTCAAATAAAATATACCCTCTGTTCAAATTTTTTGCTGATTTTCCCGTGGTGCCGCAGCCAGCAACAGGATCCAGCACAACGTCCCCTTCATCAGTGCTCATCTCAATAATCCTATCCAGTAAAGCCAAAGGTTTTTGTGTAGGATAGATTCTTTTTTCGGCTCCCATCGCAATAGAGTGAATATCATTCCAGTAATCAGTTGAGGGCTTGCCTAAAGATTCGTGCTTATAAATCTTTTTATACGGATTAGCATTAAGCTTTGATGGGAAGTATATTCTATCTTCAGCTATTAATGCTTCTAAATCTTCTTTAGAAAGTCTCCATCCATTGCTGGGCTTATATGTAACTCCTTCATGCGTAATAGCATAAAGTCTTTCTTTCTTTTTAGTGGCCTGTGTTTTAGTGTAAACAATATGTCCTAAAGCAAAATTACCACGCTTGTCTTTGTTTTTGTATGAATTTTCAGAATAATAATCATCCAATGGCTGATAAACCATATTAAACTTAGGCTTACTTACCTTTGAACACCAAAATATAACATCAGTGCATGCACCCAGTTTAGTCTTAGTATTATTTTTAGACCTAGATCTTTGCCAAAAGATTGGCTGTACTCTTTTAAAATGTTTATTGCAAAGCAACTGCGGAATAAACATCTGGTCCGCTGAGATGTGAAAAAAGAAGGAACCATCTTTCTTTAGCGCTCTTTTGCATTCCAAAATCATTGGCTCAACAAGAGATATGTAATCGTCTTTTGATTTAAATTTATCTTCGAATCCTAATTTATTATCTGGTGTTAGATAATAGTTTCTATTTGAGTTGAACGGTGGGTCAAAGTATATACAACTCACCGAATCAGTTTCAACAGTTTTAAGCAACTCACGCGAGTCGCCACATTTAATAATATTCATGCTACCTCCAAGTGTATATTATTATAACATATTAATATGGTTTTGTCAAGGTATTAACCCAACAAAAACCATGAATTATTAACTGCACCATAGGTGCTAAATCCCCAGTCCGCACTATATCTAGGCTTCAGCATATACGGACGATTAAGATGGATTTTATCTTTATCTGGCTTGATTGACCAACATCTAATCTTAGTCGTTACCGAGTTGGAGTCAATAACTTCAACCACATAAAACTTTCTTCCATTCTTTGATGTCTTAATGGTAACTGATCTTGGTATACACCAACAATAACCCAAGTC